TCTAATTTTTCTTTTAGTGAAAAAAATCCTTCAGGAACATTATTGTCTCCACTTTCAATAGAATTTTTTATTGATTTGATAATAGATTTTTCTTTGTTATTGTCAGAATCATTATGAAAAAGTTCCGAAGGTCTTTTTAATGCCACTCTATGATTTCTCCATTTTATCGTATAAGAATATTTATTTTAAAAGAATATCGTAGCAAAATCAATATCTAAGAAACTTCACCTTGTTTACTTTTTTTTATTAATTTAAGCAAATCTGAAGTTGATCCCACATATAATGCATTGTTTACTGTGGTTGGTCCCTTAGATTTAGTTTCATCAATATCTTTTAATTTTTTCTGAAGATCTAATAATTTATCGGTTGCATCAGCAACATTTTTAATAAGTTGTCCTGCAACTTCATATGCTCTTGGTTGGTCAGTTTCTTGTGCCAATTCTAAGATTGAATTTATAGCTTCTTGTCCTTTTTCTATAAGAGAATATAAATTTCCTCTCGTGTACTCATAGTCTTTGATTACATCATTTGAAGTTCTATCATTTTGAACTTCAACATTAGTAATTTCTGCAGAAACTGTCAATTCATTAACATCTTTTGATTTTTCAATATCAAAAGTTTCATTTAATTTTTCATATTTATCTTTCATAATCACAAATCAACATTTTGGGATGGACTATACTCTTTAAAATCTTGGAAAAAAGTTGTTTCTTCATTAAATCCAAAATCATCCCCATAATTTATTAAATCATCATCTGCTTCTGTAACTAAGTTAATTGGAGTTCCTGTAACATGACCTTCAATATTACTATTTTCATAACCTCTTGTCACTACAAGTTTATTTCCATCTTTAGATTCGATGTACATTAATTCACTATCGACATATATTTTCGATCCCTTAGTAATTGAAGTTGCATCTCCAACTTCAATATATTTTGTTGTCTCATCGACGTTATCTGCAAGTGTTGTGGTTGCATCATCATTATAATCTTTTGTTGCTCTTGGAGTAACTGAATATCTAATTTCTCTTTTTTTATTTTCAATTCCGGACATATAATCCAAAGTAACTCTTTTGATAATACCAGTAGAGGAAGTTGGAATTGGACCAAATAAGTATGTCTTTGCAGTAAAACGTAAAGTATATACTAAAGATCTTCTTTTTGTATAGTCACCTTCATAATCATCTGTGAATGTCACACTATCCAGAACTATTGGTATATCTCTTTTCTCGTTAATTGGTTCTACTAATTTGACTGTTAAGTTGTAACTTGGTTGAAAATATGGTAAAATTTGTTCAACTATTTGTAAAGCATCGTCATTAAGTTTGGTAATAACATTTACTTCAAATTGCATATTATACGGAACTGGCATATAAACTTTTTTACCAGTATCTGTAATAAAACTTTGTGTTGTTGAAACTTTTCTTGAGGCATCATAATTTAAACCTGTAAATTCAAATGACATTCTTGGAAGTGTCATTTTCACTGGTCTTAATGCCGTTGGATCCTGTTCAATTCTTGCCAAAAACTTTTGAATTGGACCATAAGCTAAAGGAACTTTTATTATGCTTACAGTATCATCAGAGTTATTGACATGGTGAATTTCAATATTATTGAAAATGTTTCCAAACGCAACAATAGTTTTTCTAAAAATTTCGTGATAAAAATAACCAAACATTTTAGTGTGTTCCTTTATTTATATTTAACAATTAAACTTCTCCGAAAGGATTTCTTTCACTGAAGTCTGTAATTGCATCACCTTCAGTTTCAAATATATCGTTTTGTGCATATGGATCTATCAAATTATCTGTATTTACTGACTGAATAGTATATACTGCTGAAGATGCTGCCCCTGTTATTCTTTCACCAACAGAGAAGTATCCGTCTATGATTGCTACCTCAAGTTTTCCTGTCGATACAGTCCAACTTCTTACTTGTGCCGTGGTAGAAGTTGCTGATCCTGTTACTGTTTCATTGTAAACGTATGTTCCACTTCCTACTGAAGATGGTGAAGAAATTGTTATTGTTGGAGAAACAGTATATCCAATTCCTGCGTTTGTAATTCTAATTTCAGAAATAGTGCCTGCAGCAGAAACAACTGCAGTCCCAGTAGCCGTGACAGCATATGAAACATTTGATGGTGTTGAGAATGTAACCGTTGGAGAAGAAGTATATCTACTTCCGCCATTTGTAATTGTTATAATTCCTACAGAGGATGCTGATGTTGCAATTCCAACTACTGCATCAGCACCATTTCCACCACCACCAATAAAATAGATTTGAGGCACTTCAGTATATCCATATCCAGGATTAGTAATCACAACACTATCAATAGAATATGCTGTTGTTAATCCAGAACGAGATGTCATAATAGCAACAGCTGTTGCCGTAACTCCAACTCCAGGAGGAGATATAGCAACTCTTGGAGCAGATTTATAACCTTGACCGTCATTTATTAGAGTTATTTTTTGAACGCTACCAGTAACTTGTGAAGTTATTGCAGAAGCTGTAGTTCCAACTCCAACTAAAGTTAAAGTCGTAATATATCCTTGCTCCTTAATTACTTCATCAACTTCAGTAACACCAGTTTCAATATCTTCATCTTCGTATTCAAATAGTTCGCATCTCAATTCATAGACGTAATTTTTTCCCAATTGATAAAAAGGTTTTTCTCTTTCTACAAATTTAATTTCAAATAGTTTATCTCCTAAGGGGAAAAATATCAAATCACCCTCATTTGGTCTGACAGATGATTTGATATTTTCTTGATCTTTTATTAAATTTTGAATATATAACTCAAATCTTTCTGCCGAAATTATTAAAGTCAACTCATCCGAAATAGTTACTCCAAACTTTGTTAGAACATCAGAATTTTCTGCATATCCTTCATAGTTTGCTACATAGGCTTCTAAGGGATATGCATTGTCAAAATTTGATTCTATTACCTCTTTAATAATTGTTTTTTCTGTAATATACTTTCTCGGCAAATAGTAAATTTCTACACCGAACATTCTCAAATGTTCATTAATTAAATCTTGTACTAATGCTCGTTCTCCTTGAGAACCTTGCAAGAAAAAAGGATTTAACATTATCCAATCATATCAAGTGGCGGAAGTTCAAATTCAGTCATCATTCTCTTTTTGATGTCTTCCAATTCATTTACTGCGTCTTCATATATTTCTCTACCATTAAGCTCAACACCACCTGGAAGTTTAACTCCTCTAAATTTTATTAGATTTTGTCCCCATTGTTTTTTAATTAATGATGTTAGATATGGTTTCAGAAAAGAATCATTCCAAACCCGTGGTGAATCGGCTGGATCTAATACTCTATAACAATCAATAATTAAATATTGACCGGCAGTTACAGATGACCAATCCATATCAATGTAAAGTTTATCTTGTCTTTTATTAAATCTAAGCATTTTCTCTGGATTTAATAACCAACTAATATCTTCAAGATATCTTTTAACCATTGTATAAGTTAAAAGTTCAATCGTATTAAAATAGTAAACATCATTCAACATTAATTGGTATTGAATGTTAAACATCCCCTGAGAAACAGTATTATTTCCATCAACTTTAAATATTTTATTAACTCCAATTACTGTTGGTGGTATTTGTATATAATTTGAATTTTCCCTATATGAAAAAGTTGTGGCAGATCCAACAATCGTTGATTCTGCAGATGTCGTTGTAATTCCGGAAATTGAATTATTTCCAGGAGCTCTTCCTCTATCAATGTCTGCTTGAGTTATTTGATATTTCAAATACATTTGCATAACACCATCAAAATGCCGTTCTTGAAAATATTGAACCGCATCATCAACCAAATCTTCAATTTGCTCATCTGCCACGTTTATTTCTAAAACCGGATAACCCAGTTTTCTTTTGCAATAATCTATAAGTTCTTGTCTTGTGGATGGTTGAGACATTATAATTTACCTTTGATAAAGGTATTTATGGTTTGTTTACTAATTGGAGAACTAATGATTTTAATTCTGAAATTTGATTTTTAATTGAATTGACATCATTTTCAAGTGTTTCCATTTTAGTTCGTTCATTTTGAGTTCTTTGCATATACTTTAAATGTTGTTGATATGCACTGGTATCGGTGTTTATAATTGCTCCCGAATTTTTATCTCTATAAAGATTGGGTCTTCCTTCAACTGGAATTAAATTTTTCATATTATGCTAAAGCAATTGCTCTAAGTTCTTTAATTAATGGAACTCTTGATTGATCTGTCCCTGTCATAATAATTTTAATTGAATACCCATCAAATTCTGGAAGTTGGTCTATACTGTACTCATAGTCTTTAAAGTCACTATCTGTTGAACTTGGTTCAATGTTTTGATCTGGATTTCCATTGTTTTGTGTTGGATCAATTATTTGTCCAGCAGCATCAATGTTTTCATATCCAGGGAAAAATTCATAAACAGAGTTAACCTCATCAGAATCTTTTCTCTTCAATTTATACATTACTCTAATGTCTGAAGTATTTGGTCTAATTGCTGCAAAAAGAACTTTAAGTGACGTTGCAGAATTTGCAAGATTCACTGTATTTGAAACATAAATTGCAGAATGTGGGTCATCAAACTCTTTTCTTGTTCCAAGAGCAATTTCATTTGTACCGGGCCAATTTGAAATTGGATTGTTCAGTCTATTAGATGTAAGAATCATGCTTACCCTTTCCATATCAATAACAGGAGATACGTTTTGGTCTGCAGTAAATAAATCTAATACTAAAGTTAAAGATTTATTTCCGGGAAGATCAGTTAACGCAGAATTTTCATTATCTTTGTTGGCAACCATTCTAAGAGAAGAAAGTGTATTAACGTTATTAATCTGTACAGGTTCAAATCCCAAATCTTCAAATGATGTTTCGGATCCATCCACACTTGTTGCACTTATAGTTCTAATTCTAGATCCAATTCCGGTTCCTTTTGGTGTAAAAATATTTACGTTTGGTGTAATAGATGAGAATATGATATTCTTAGATGAAGTTACGAACTCATCTTTTGCATAATTAAAATTGCTTCCAAACTTAGTCTCATTAAAGAATAGATTTGGGAATCCATTTGCGTTATTATTTCTATTTAAACCATATGCAGTATCACTCATATCAATTTTAATGTTCAAATAGTCAGAATCAATTGCATTTGGAACAGTTGCTAATGGAGATGACATATTATGAATTCTATTAATTCTTCTTAATGAAACTCCATTGAATTCATATTTCATAACCAAATCGTTTACTGCATGAGCAACTGCTCCACCAATTCCTGTTCCTGCAAAATTTGCATCAATTCCTCGGGCAATTCCAGTTAATGTATTTGTTGACGTATTAACCCCAGTATACGAAATAAGTTCATTTTTAATTTTTATGTATCCCGGATTTGTTGAAGATACACCAACATTTTCAAAATTATTGAAAATAGAAACAGATTCAACTTGAATATTGGATACTTCGGAAGAACTATATTCTGCTACTAACTTTGTTGGTTTTAAATCACTTTTTACATTATTAAGTCTAACTAAATTATTAGTTGCATACATTCCGTGATTATAATTATCGAGTTTTAAATGAAGACCATCAAATGTGGAGTTTTGTTCAATATAAGAAATAGTTGCAAGACCAACAAAACTTGTAATGCCAAGTGGAGATTGGTATGTTATTCTGCTTCCAATTACATTATCATAATTTCCCTGAACATTATCAAGAATGAGAGTGTTAAAAGCACCAATTGATTGAACTGATAATCTTGCACCACTACCAAAAGAAACAGATGTTGGAATTCCAACTATGTCACCAACTCTGTAACCAAATCCACCATCAGTAACAGTTACTATTCCAGATCCAGCAACATCAAGTTTTCCATCAACAAAATATATGTCGGCTTTTAGACCAGAACCATCTCCAGTTATAGTTTCAAGTTCTACGTTATCATATCTAAATGTCGTATATCCAGATCCAACTGCATAAGATGTTAATCCAGTTCCCGCAGTTTCATTTCTTGTGACAGAACCAGCAATTCCAATTAAATCACCAGAAATTGATTTATTGGTTATACCTATACTTACACCAGGAACTATCCCAACATAATTAGAAATATTTGAAGAAAGACCAACTTTGATTCTGTTTGATTTTGAACTTATATTACTTGGATTTAATTTTTCAAATGTTGTGTAATCACCACCCTCAATTGGATTATAGAATGAATATGTGCCTGGATTTGTTGTAAACTCTGCTTTATAGAGTGTAAATTTCAAATCTTCATAACTACTTGGTTCCCAAGTTGAACCATTTTGTGACTTGAATAATGATCCAAGATATGGTTGTTGAGATACAATTTTTTTAACAGATTCTGGTCTATTTCTAGTTGTTATATCTTCTTCACCCATTCTCGAAATCCAAACCTGATATTCAGTTGAATCTGAAAGAAGAACAACTGCATATTCTTTATTGTTTTCTAAAAATACTGGTGCCTCAAAAGTTACTGTTGTTGGTGTAAGACCATCTTGCGATGTTGCAATTTGATCTGGCAAAAGTTCAATTTGGGAAAATGGGAGAACAAGACTTGTTGGGAGACCAGTTTCTATAGTTCTTAATTGAATAATTACGGGAATATTTGTAGTTGCCTTTGAAAAGAAAAATAAATCTATTTTTGTAACAAAAATTCCATTTGGGGAATCAATTTTAAACGATTGTGCGAGAGGATCATGATAAACTCT